CTCTTAACTGATTGATTTCTTCTTTGATAGATGCAATTTGTACATCTACCAACTTAACTGGTTGTAGATATTCCATAGCTATTTCTATTAGTTTCTTTTCGTCTAATTCGTTCAAATATTACTCACCACCAAACATAACACCAGCACCAAAGATAATTAATATAATACCAATTATCGCCTGTACGAATAACATTCGCACACATCCCTCTTCAAACGTATCAAAGGCATCGTTTAAAATCGCTGCTAAAAAAGGCGAAATACCTAATATCATTCCAATTGTAATTAAATTTTCAGCCATCTGTTTATACCTCTGCTAGTTTTGCATAGTTCCAAGACATTACATCTTCATCATTATTAGTACTCCAAGATGTTGTACCGCATAACCAAGCATATACTTTACCATCTTTAAAATATGCAAAATATCTTTTCTCCCAATCATCTTGTTCATTTGCTTTAACCAATATAGGTGTATCAACCTTCACTTTAGACCAATCAACAATGCCTAATTCCTCTTCGATGCTAAATACCTCATTTGGTTTTAGCTTAGGCAGTATTTTTATAAACCCAGTTGCACCAATACGCTTTTCGCAACTACTTATCCGTACTTCATCCACATCATCAAACATGACTGGCTTTTCATTCGTTAGGTATATGTTATCGTAATTATCCGCAACAATATATCTCCATCCAGCATCATATAGCTTTTGAAACAGCCACTCCATACCTTTTTCATCTGTGATCATACTGTACCCACGCTCCTCTATCCTCATTCCATCTAAATTCAACTACATCATATATTTCAAAATCATCAATGCTTTCTCTTACTTTACCTATATAGAACACATCCTCTTCACTCTCTACTGTAAGCTGGCACAAGAAATCAAATGCATCTTGATAGCTTTGAGGTGCTATGTAAAAGTCGGAGTGTTCAACGTAACCGCTATAACTTTCCATTAAAGCCACCCAGCCAGCAACAAAAAGGAAATTAATAAATTAGCTCCACAAGCTAATGGTGTTATGTTTTCATCATCCGTTATAGAACACATAACAAGATTGTTTATCGCAAGTGCTACAACAACTAATTTCCAACACAGTAATTCATCCATTCTTCCACCTTATAACCCTACCATTATGCACTTAATACCTTTTTCAACTATATAGTCCATAAGTTTTATTAGCTTGCCATACTCTTTATCTGTGAGTTTTCCTACACTATAAGCATTATCCACTTTGCGCTTAATTTCGTTTAAACTTTCAAGGCTATAAGCGGAAAGTATATACTGCCTAGTTTTTCTGTAAAAAGTACTCATACTCACCTCTTATGATAGGGCGGATATTTCACCGCCCATACCTTAACCAATCAATACTTTAATCAACACCACAAACCCAAACAGTAAAACAAATATCGATATACCTATGATCGCATTGAAGAATAACTCTTGCATATATCTAAATGCATTTCTATTAACTTCTGCATTCATATTCGCCATCGCTTTTAAATCTTTTGTTTTTGTTTCTAGTGTTTCTATATTTCCTGTATATTGCCTAATAGGTGTACACATATTATTTTCCAGCTTTCAACTCTTCAACTTCTGCCACTAATTGAGTAACCAATGTTTCAAGTTCTTTAATTTTGCCTTTATGGTTCAATTCGTATTCGCTACCTTTACCTAATCTGAAGTTCACACTAGCATTTACCATTTTTTCAGAACCAAGTGTACCGCCTACGCTAAACATTACGTGTTCGTTTGGTGCGTAAAAACCACCTAACGCTACTGCACTATGCCCTTTGTAGTGTCCGTAACCAACGGAGAATGTCATTTTATCGTCTTTGTTGTATCCAAGATAATGAAGTGCGGATAACGCTGCATTCGCTGCACCAGCTTTACCAATTTCACGTTCTATATTTCGTGTCATTCCTCGTTCTAGGCTTTCGATGCGATTTTCATGATTTTCCAATACGTTCGCATGGTCTACTAAAGTTTGTTCGTGAGATTGTAATTGTTGTTCGTGATTGTTAATGATCGTTGTGTGATTGTTGATTACTGTTTCATGACGATTAATAGCATCTGTATTTGCTTTGATGTTGCCAGCATTTACTTTGATAGCATCTGTATTATCTTGAATGGCTTTAGAATTTACCCCTACACGCTCGTTTGTTGCGTTGATAGAGTTAGTAATCGTTGTGTAATTGTTATCCACCTTAGCGGTTAAATTCTTGATGTTATTTACATTGCGGTCTACACGAATATTCAAGCACTTAATATCTTTATCGTGTTTTACTAATTTAGCACCCATAGATGCGATTTCATCATATGCAGCGTATAACTGGCTACCATTGACTGCATCTGTAGATGCTGCATCAACTTGTCCAGCTGCAACATTTGTAATTTGACGATTGTAATATTTCTCACCACCAAACCCAGCTCTATCTTTAGAACCTACACTCACTACAGATTGAGGGTTTTCTCCAGCGAAAACGTGAGTAACCCCATTCAATACTACTTGTTTTGTAGGTACTGGGTTATCTGTTACAGAATTAGTACCCAACGCTACACTATTACTTTTGTCTGCTACTGTATTATTGCCAATAGCGTAAGCATCCCATGCAGTAGCTTTGCCGTGAGTGCCTACTACTGTTGCACCCTGACCTGCGGTTTCGGAGTTAGCACCGATTACCACTTGTTCTTGGTCGCTATTTGTTTTGTTGTTGTAACCGATAATTGTTGTTTGGTTAGCACTTACTGTTCCGTTATTGCTACCGATAACGGTTGTATCGTTACCGCTAACTTTGTTATCTCGACCTAAAACGATTGTGCTTGTACCTGTAACTACAGTATTCACACCTAATGCTGCGGAGTTGTAACCACTAACCACAGGTGCAGTAGTGTTTGGTTCTACTTGACCTACTACCAAACCATTCGCAAATGTGCTACCTGTAACTGCTGCCATAACCATTGTTGCTAATACTAATTTATTGTTCATGTTGAATTTCTCCTTTAAATTAATTGTTTTCAAAAATTTATTTGCCTGTGCTGCCATAACCACCAGCACCACGTTCTGTTTCGCTTAGTTCATCTACCTCTACTACATCGACCAATTTAATTGGCACGATGATTAGTTGTGCGATGCGATCACCTCTAGCTATTGTGTAATCTTTACAAGATACATTCTCATACACGATGCTAATCTCACCTCTATAATCTTCATCGATTATTCCAACGCTATTTGCACATCGTAGCGGTGTTTTACTTATGCTACTTCTAGGTGTCAATAACCCCATATGGTTTGGTGGAATTTCAACTGCCACACCTAATGGAATTTGTCGCTTACTATCAGCTGGTATCGTTACACTAAACGGACAATATAGGTCTAAACCTGCCGATACTTGCGGTAAATCGGAGTTTACTTTTCCCCTAGTTGGTAGTTGTGCATATTCACTAACCAACTTTACTTTCATTTGTTCCCTCAAAATTCCACCCCTAACATCATCAATGCACGTTTGACTGTTTTATAATCTGCACCAACTTGATAACTGATTGCCCTTAATGACATTCCACTACCATACATTTTTAATAATGAATTTCCATCTAAATCACTTACACGTGTATATGTTTTCTGTGGTTTTGTTCCTTTCAAACCTAAACAACACAATGCTCTACCAGCACTTATGTTTCCATATACGCACGCTGCTAGTGCCAGCCAATTAAGATTATTGTCTGGTACAAGTTCACTCATATTAACCGCCATTACTCCATTCACTCTCCTTATACAATTTGAACCAATCATCTGCACTCATGACTACAAGCCACTTTTGATTGCTCTTTTTCCAAGCTACTATAGGCATATCCCCATTATCTGCTTGTATTGCATCGTGTTCCGCCTGTTCGTATGCTTTACGTACATTCAAGTTTTCAACAAATTTGACTTCTTGATGTACGTTAGGCAGTCCAACACAATCGCTAGCATCACCTGTGTTACCACAATACTGTGCAGTTCTTCGGACTTTATCGAACCCATGCGACCTACACACATCTCGCCACATTCGTTCGCCTCTAGCACCTTTTTGTTTGCTATTTATTGGCAATGATCATCACCCCTCTACATATTGTTCACATCTCTTCAAGATGTCTTTCACCAGCTCCAACGGAATATGCGACCTTGTGTTATATCGATTAATACCAGTAGTATTTAACTTGTTGAATTTAATGGTGTTCTTTATATCATCTTTCAATAACTTCAAATCAATATTGCTACCAAACTTTGTTGGTTTCTTAACTGGGTAATCATAATTGTTGTAGTAAGTTAGGTTTTCATACGGAATATCAAACCCTATTACATTTTTGATGTATTCCCATATCCGCCCATATGCTGGGTTTTCAATCACGAATACTTTGGGTTGATAACGCTCAATGATTTTCAATGTATTGTAGATGCACATTTCACCATTGATACGTGTTAGAAATGACTTGTCATATTTAAATTGGTAGTTCTCATAATCAGCTTGATTTCTGATTGTGAATTTACTTCCTTGCTCGTACTCACCAAATAGGTTTATTGTCATGTCCTTTTCTTGTTTCCAACACGCATTACCACCTTTCATAGCACTTGCCACGCTCCAACTTTCACAAGGTGGACTAGCTAGAATAACATCAGGTCTATCTAGCTTGTCCAAATGCTCCCATAATGCGTTTGGTTTGTGTAGCGTATTAACTGCAAGGTCTTGGTTGATACACGCATCACCAATTCCTATTGATGTGATCGTGTGCCACCCCCCCTCTGTATTCATGTTGTATTCATCTACTGCTTGACGATAGCAGCCGTTGCCATCATCAAATAACCCCCATATATGCATCCTCTTTCCTATTCACCTCTAATCAATCACCATGCATCCATACTTTGCTTTTCTCATGCGATGCTTTACTTTCTTTACGTTATCCCCAAGGTACGCTAACACATCATTTTGTTTGATTGTTTTATCTTGCATCGTTTCCCTTTTGCGTTTATACATTCGGTAAGCTGGACACTTTACATAGCAAGCTACCTCTCTGTATTCGCATCCCTTACATGGTGCATCCATTTAATACTTACTCCTTATAAAAGACTAACCATATTGTCTTTCCCCTACGTTGGCCAATTAGCGGTTCATGTGGTAATAAATGTTTTACCATTGGCAATGTGATTTGTTCCTCGTTCCATTTAAAGATTAGCGTTCCGTTTTGTTTTAACACTCGCCAGCACTCCGATAGTCCTTGTTTTATATCTTCTTGCCATGTTTCTTCTAATCGCCCATATTTCAATGCTAGGAATGATTTATCGCCAGCTTTTAATAAGTGCGGTGGGTCAAACACTACAAGGTAAAAACTTTCATCTTCAAAGGGCATCTTGCGGAAATCTGCGACTACATCAGGTTTTACTATCAATTTCCTACCATCACATAGTGTTGTTTCTAATGTTCGGTTATCCATATAAACAGTTTCTTCATGCTCTCTATCGAACCAAAACATTTTAGAACCACAACACGCATCTAGTATGTTCATTTGTTATCAAAACTTACTCCTTTACATAATCTTCAATACGATAGGTTTTTGTTTCTTGCACTACCCATGATTTGTTTTCGTACCCATGACGTTTTTCCCATGCTTGGAATACTTTTGTTAGTTCTTCGCTTAGTTCGTCCATGTGTTCGTTCTTAACATCTTTCATGTAATCATCTGAATATTCTGCAATTTCATCATCTAAGTTGTAATCAAGCACATTCCAAATCGCTCGTTCACCATCTACTTCAGGCACGTAGTAATAAGGATGCCCAACTCTTACCACCTCAACATCACATTCCCCAAAATAACCATGATCACTATCGTATACACCAAACAAATCTTTTTGGTATTCCAAATAATCTTGGATAGCATCTTTAATGCTATTTTGCGGTTCACCAGCTACTTCATCTTCACACCAACAATATTTTGTTTTATCTTTAACTAGCATTGTTATTTACCTTTTCAACTCTATACATTCAATAATGCAATTTGCAGGCGATACGGAAATAAATCTTTTTCGTTCATCAGTAAAAGTAATCACTGTTTCGTTTCCTATTTGCACATTTCGTATAGCACGTTCAAATGCTTTTTTATCTTCAAAAGTTTTAGTTTCATATGTGCCTGTTCCACAATTCATTACAATCGTTAATTCAACCATGTTTTTTCACCTCTTAGAACGGAACATTTTCATCTTGCGGTTGTTCAAAACTATCAAAATTGCTAGATGCAGTTTCATCATTTGTTAAGGATGTACCTACAAAGTTTGCCACAACTTCTGTTACATATCGTTTTTGTCCATCTTGTGTTTCGTATGAACGTGTTTGAAGTCTACCCTCTACAAACACTCTATTGCCTTTCCTCAAATTACCAATGCTTTCGCCTAGCTTTCCCCAAGCCACACAGTTGATGAAAGCGGTTTGTTCTTTTGTTTGCCCCTCACTATCTAAATAAGTGTTGCTTGCTGCAACTGTGAATGTTGCAACTGCCTTTCCACTTTGTGTATAACGCACTTCTGGATCACGTGCTAAATTACCCATAATTTGTACTGTATTCATTCAATTCTCCTTTATATCTTTTGCTCGATGCACATTGTTCCTTTGTACACCTTGATGATTTCCTCTAGACTTTCAAAGGTTCGTGCATCTGCTTTCATGATCATTTGCATCTGTTGAGATGCCTCTTCTTGCGTATCTACATTTAGAGGTATCTCAATGGTGATAACCATCTTTCGTTTTTTACTTAGCATTTATCCCCCTTACCAATAACTAAGCTGGTTTAGTTCAGCCTCTACATCATCAATAAACACATCGTAGCTAGGGTGAATATGGCAATCGACTGTTGCCTCATTCCGCATGATTTCTAGCAAGTTTTCAATCTTGGTTCTTGCTTGTGCCTCATTGTTAGCTAGCACTTGAAAGCTAACATTGAATGATACATTCACGCTTACATCAAACTCTTTTACTCTTTCCCTCACGTTTAACCCCCTATTGCCTGTTTCAGAAGTTCCTTACCACTATCTGATAAGTTACTTTGTTCAATTACTTTCGCTACATCTACTGGTTCTTTGGCTACCTCTACTAAGTTACCTGTAGAGGTCATTTCTATTTGCTTTTGACCAGCACCAATCAATGCACGTTCACGTTCAGCTTTGTCCCTTGCTTTTAGCAGCAAGTGATTGTCCTTAATCGAATTAGACAATCTCAATCGCTCACGCTCTCTAATTTCTTGCACTTCGTAGTTTTTAACAAACTGCGCCCTGCATGATGTTTCGTTGAAGTTATCGCCGTTTTGAGGGTCAAACGATTTCCAAATTGCTTTGGCACATTGCTTTGTCAAACCCTCTAATTTATCTAAACCCTTTTCGTAGCCATATGATCGTGCTACTTGATACACCCTTTCCCATGCATCTTGTGCGGTTGGAAGTTCCTCATGTGCATTTACAAAGGCACTTAATGCGGAACATTCCTCTCTAATTTCTGCAATCGTTGGTAAGAATTTACATCTATCAATCAGATTGCTTATCGCTTGTTCAAGGGTAACTGGGTTTACGTTAGATAACTTTGTTACATACAACATCATTCGTTGCTCTGACATATCAGTAGACCACGCTATCTGTAACATCGATAGTGCTTTCAAAGTCTGTTGCTGGTTGTTCAGTATCTACACCCCCTAACTTATTCATCAAGTTATTAACTACGTTGATTGCATCTTCCTTGCTATTCTTTTTAGAATTAGGTTTTCTGTATTCGCTACGTTCCCAAGTCCTAACCGCTGCTTTCCAATCTTTCATGGAGTTCTTTCCTACTTTCCATCCGTTACTTTCGTAGTAGTCAAAGAATTGTTCAGCATTTATATTATTGTTTCTTTCAATGCAGTACTGTTCGATTTCAGATAGAGTAGGTTTTTCAAAACGCTTGCGTTTTGTTGTAGTGCTTGCACTACTATCTATCTCTTTCTCTATCTTTATCTCTTTCTCTAACTCTATCTCTATCTCTGGTGGAGATTTCTCGGAGATTTGTTGGAGATTTGTCTGGACATTTGTCCTATCTGTTTCTATTCGTTGTCTATACTCCCTCTTTCTATCAGCCTCACTACTGCCTTTACCAATGAAGTTTTGAATATCCAACATATAGATAGCACCATTTTCTAGTACATCGATTAGTCCTAAGTCCTTGAAGATTGATAATGCTTGTTTAACTGTTCCTATTTGGTGTCCAGTTACACTTGCCAGCATTTCTGCATTGTATGGAATGCGATCATTAACAACTAACTTTCCATCGTTCTTTAGACTTCGTAGGTAGAGTTTTAAAAGAATATTACTGTACAA